CGCAGCCACGTAAACCCTCGCCCGAACGCCGCTCTCGTTTTCACGCGTCCCGATGATTTCAACCAGCCCGTCAATCACAAGTTCACGGATGCGGGCGGATGCGGATTGATGGCGAAGCTTGCAGCGGCGCTCCACCTGCTCACATGACAGACCTTTCTGGCCAGCCTTGCGGATTTCCTTGAGAACCCATGCGCGGACTGTGCCAGCGGACGGCTCAATGAACGTCGCGGCGGATTTGGATGTTGCGCTTGTGCGGACAAAGCCGGGAGTGTCGGGATAGGTCATTTCTTTAGCGCCCTCTTAGCCTCTTGAGGCGACCACGCGCCAAGGGAAAGAAGTCGCTCGCGAGTGTTGACCGAGAAGCCAATCTTGATTGGCCCAGGAAGGCCGACAGGCTTAATGAAATAAACGTAGCTTTGCCTGCTCATTCCGCCGCCTCCGATGGGGTTTCCCAAAGGTCAGGGCGCGACACCCAACGCGGTATTTCGCCATTCGTCGCGCGCTCAAGAGCGACAGCCGCCTCAGCAGGAATGCCTGTCGTCTTCACCCAATACGCGACTGTTGACTGGCGCTTGCCGAGCATCTCCGCGAGACGCGATTGCCCGCCAAGCTTGGAAAGAACGAGGTCGATTGGTTTGGTCGTGTCCATAGACAGAGCCTAAAACGACTTTTCGTTCTACGCAACTGTTTTTCGTCTTCCACAGCGATATTTTTTCGTTCGATGGAGGTGCTAGGACGTGAAAGCCTTGAAGCAAAAGAAGATTGGGCCGATGGAAACATTAGGGGACCGCGTCGCAAAGGCGCGGATGGAAAAAGGCTGGGAACAAAAGGACCTGGTCAAACAGGTCAGAAAAATAAACCCCAGGCTCAAGACAGCAGCCAGCACGATCAGCTCAATAGAGCGGGGATTTTCCGAGAAGCCGACGATTATCGTCGAATTAGCTCAAGCCCTTGGCGTTACCGAGAACTGGCTTAAAACCGGCAAGCCGCCAAAGGAAAGAACGAATCAGGCCATCACGGAGCGGAACACGGAGGAGGCGCTCACGGCCGTGTTTGCCGCTCTTCTCGGTGTTCTTCAGGCGATGAAGTTCTCGGCTGAAGAAGCGGATGAGATTGCTGCGTACGTGCGAGGAGTCGCCGAAGAACCTCTAACCGGCGAACCTCCTGAGGAGTTTGCGCGAGCGCGCCGCATTCTTGCAGCATCTCTAACGCATAAATATCTGATTTCAAAAGGCGTAAAAATTTCTCGCGCATAGTCTGTAGCCCGCCACAGTCAGTCATAATCCCGAAACATAGCCTGCTCCCGCTGCGTACTTCTACTCAATATGTAGAAATACGTAGGTAACGGGGGGGGGGTAATATTTTTTCGCTCTCACTACGATTTTTCGATTGCCAAAACGATATTTCGGTTTTAGGTTCCTTCCATCGCAAACGCGTGGAGGGAACGACGATGACTCCCAATCAATACGCAGCCTTTTTTATGGCCTTGCCGTTTCTCGCGCTCACCTGCGCCTGGATCGTCGGTCTTTCGTTCCTTATCCCGCGTCAGCAGCCGGCTCGCGTGAAGCGTAATCGGAGGCCGCAATGACATTCGATCCGACAAAGCCTGTGCAAACGCGCGACGGACGCAAGGCGCGGATTATCTGCACGGACCTCAATGACTGCGATGGGGAAAAAATTGTCGCCCTGATTTCCTATGGCGATGGGCATGAGGAACCATCCACCTTTTATCCCGACGGAAAATATTACAGGTCTAGAGAATGCACCGATGACCTCATTAACGTCCCTGAGATGATAAGCTATTGGATGAATGTCTACCCAAGTGGGTTGCCCGGATATCTCACGCGCGAAGCGGCAGACGCTGTTGCCAAATGTGGCCGCACCGCAGTTGTAGAAATCCGCATGTCCGACGGCAAGCTTGTCGAGTGCATCCAGCATGAGGTGGAGAAATGAAATCCTCCATGACCGACCTTCTCCGCGAAGCGCTCTATGGCGTTATGAGCCAAGTCATTGGCTATGATTACGAAGACGATAACGGATTTTGCGAACGGGCGCGGGAAATCCTCACAAAATACGACGATCAGCGCAAGGCGTCCTATTCGCAACGCTGCATCGACGCCGCGCTTCGTCAGCGCCGACATGCCCACGCTCTCCGCAAGCAGGCCCGCAAGATCGAGAAGACATGGGGCTTTGAAAGCGACATCAAGCCGGTTGCCTACTTGGACGCGCGGGACTCCTTGCGCGACGCGATCCGCTGGATTCAGCAGGCGAAGATTATCCGCCTGAAGGAACGCAACGCCGATGACATGGCCAAAATCAGGGAGCAGTCACATGAGTTTGTCGCCGCCGCTGAGTAACACCGTCGCCATCTATAACGCCATCAAGGCGCAGTTGGCGGAAGAGTTTGACCTTGCAGACGATGACGCCGCTTTGCTTGATACGCTCGAAGGCGAGACAAACCTTAAAGAGGTTTTGGCTTACATGGCGCGTGAGGCGACACGCTATGAAGCCTTTGCGGAAGCAATCAAGCGGATCATTGAGGAAAATAAAGACCGCAAAGACCGCTTTGAGAGGAAATCCGACAAGCTCAGACAGTCAATCGGATGGGCGATGCAAGAAGCGGGATTGAAAAAGGTTGAAGCCGCAGACGTGACGCTGAGCCTTCGAAACAACCCGCCATCGCTTGTGACCACGATTGAGCCGGAAGACGCGCCGGAGCAGTTCCGCACGGTCAAGACGACATACGCCTTCGACAAGAAGGCCATCAAGGAAGCGCTGATGGCGGGGGATATGTTGGCGTTTGCATCTTTGAATAATCAACCTGCAAGTCTTCAAATTAGGACGAAGTGACATGCTGGCGCAGGAAAAACTCAAAGAAGTTTTGTCCTATGACAAAGACACAGGCGTTTGGGTTTGGAAGGCCAAGACATGCTGCAAAGTCGTTCCAGGAAAGAAGGCAGGAAGCATAAATGCGGACGGATACCTTGTCATATCTATCTACGGCAAGGACTACTACGCCCACAGATTAGCGTTCCTATACATGCTTGGGGAAATGCCAAGCATGCAAGTTGACCACATCAACCTCGATAAATCAGACTGTAGATGGGAAAATCTGCGGGAAGCTACGCATTCTCAGAATAAAGCTAACACTGGTTTGCGCCCGGAAAACAAAACTGGGGTAATTGGCGTCAGCATTAACAACAAAGGAAAATTCGTCGTCCGAGTCGGACAGAGATATGTCGGCATAAGAAACACTTTGGCGGAAGCAAAAAGCTTGCGCCAGCAAGCCGCTAAGGCGGCGTATGGAACCTTTGCAAGATAAACAGGAGAAAACAGATGATCCTTCCGAAACCGACTGAGGGCGGCAATTTCGAAATCACGCCATCAGGAACTTTCATCGGAGTTTGCTATCGCTTTCTCGACCTTGGAACGCAGAGCGTCGAATACATGGGCGACCACAAGATACAGCGTAAGGTCATGCTGTCTTGGGAGCTTGCCGACGAGCTTATGAAGGACGGTCGACCGTTCAGCGCTTCCAAAACTTACACATGGTCGATGCATGAAAAATCGACCCTGCGCAAAGACCTTGAGGCATGGCGGGGCAAGGCGTTTGTCGACGAAGACTTTGAAGGCGAAAACGCTTTCAACACCAAAAAGCTTCTCGGAGCACCATGCATGTTGACCGTGACGCATGAGACGAAGGGAGACAAGACGTTTTCCAAGGTCGCCAGCATCGGCAAGCTGCTTCGTGGAGCGACGCCGCCGCCGCTCGTCAACAAGCTCCAATACCTCGCGCTGATCGAAAACGAATACGACGCGGAGGTCTACGGAAGCTTGTCTGACAATCTGAAGGCGAAGATTGCGGCGTCGCCTGAATATCAGGAGATCGCGCTAGGACATCGCCAGCATGACGATCCTGGCAATGGTTTTCATGCTGGCCACGATCCTGACTCGGATATTCCATTTTAATGGCCTACGTCGGACCCATCAGCGAACAGTTCCGCATCGCAGCTAAACGATGGTGCGACAAGGAAGCCGCCGCCGACCTTCTCGAATCCACAAAGAGTACCGTCCTGTCAGAGAGGATGGCTGCTCTTGGGGATATGCCGGTTAACCGAGCAGAAATGGCTGTCAAGGCTTCACCGGAATGGCGGGAGTTTATCGAATCCATGGTGAAAGCACGTCATGAAGCGAATCTGGCGAAGTTAGAACTTGAGTGGATTCGGATGAAGTTCTCCGAGCAACAATCATCGGAAGCCAACGCAAGGGCTGAGAAGAGACTGTGACCAAGCGCCGCGAGTTCACAAAGCCAGTCAAAGTTGAAATCCTGCAACGCGCAAGGGTTGCAACCGGCTTTCGGTGTGAGCAATGCGGCGCAATCGTCACAAGCGGCGACGTAGACCATACAGCATCAATGAGTAATCACAAATTATTTTCCATTTATGCAAATCACACTAGCCAGAACAAACTTTGTTAGGACGAATAATAACTAACGACGAGAGACAGTAGAATGAGCGCCATTTGTGACGAAGCCAGAACCTACGCGAAGCATTGCGAATCCTGCGGCCAGTTCACGACAGCCGCGAAACTACGCGCCATGGCCGATTGGATTGACATTCAACAGTCGACAATCATCCAGCAGCGCAAGCAGATCGCGGAAATGCAGGAGCAGACGGAGGGCTTCAAGATGAAGTTCAAGGGTGGCGCGAACCAAACGTCATACATCAAAAAGGAACCTGCATGATGGTCACCGAACGCACAGGACTACGCCGCCGAGCCGCTGAACTGCTTAAAGCCGGTGAGACGCCGGAAGCCGTCAGAACAATGCTCCGCACCAGTGGTGCACGAAGCAAAGATATCCCGCGCATTGTGGCCGACACGATGCACAAGTTGCGGATCGAGGAACCAGAGTTCTCCGCATACGAACCGCCATACGTCGACACAACCGGGCTTGTTGAATTGGCTGAAGGACATTGGTCTGACCCGCGTTCGGCGCAGATTATCAGAGAAGCGAGGGCGAGGAGATGAAACGATTTTTCTTAGTTTCGCTCCTGACATTCCTGGCTGTATTTGCCTTCGGCGGCGGATTGCTGATCGTGTCATGGAGCCACCACAGCGAAGCCGAAATCCCGCCAATTCAGATTGTCGAATAGGGAGTTTGAAAGATGGCTGTAGAATGGCTTGAATTTGTGAACGATGCGACTCGCGGTCGCAACTATCACGCGGAGCATGTCGAGACCATCGAGCGCCTGACCCGCGAGCGGGACGCCATCGCGGCTCGTTTTGAAAAGGCTCTTACGGAAGGAGCCAAGCGTCGGGAAGAACGCGACGCCGCCGAGCGCAAGCTGGCGATGGCGAGGGAGGCGATGGAGTTCTACGCCGACCCAAACATCTACAAGCCGCATCCTCATGGCATTGCATTTGACGATAGAGATGTGAGTTTTAAAGCGAAAAACACCCTAGCCGCCCTTGAATCGGACGACTGACATGGACGCCGCATCTCCCATGACCCTCGACGAAGCCGCCGAGATTTGCCTGCGCGGCAAAGTCAAAGCCGCGACCTTGCGCGCCGCCGCCAGCCGTGGCGAACTGGAGACGGAAAAGCTCGGGCGTCGCATTGTCACGACCCCGGCTGCAATCCAAAAATGGAGGGAGTTGTGCCGAGAAAAACAAAAGGCGCGCGTCTTTGGCTCAGGCCAGCAAGGGGCAAGCAATCCGCTGTCTGGGTCATCCGAGACACAGGATCAGTTTACCGTAGCACTGGCTGCGGCGAAGGCGCGCGTGGTGACGCCGAGCGAGTGTTCGCGGAATATCTCGGCGGCAAACACGACCCCACAACCAGGGGGCGTAACCTATATCAAATCCCTGTGGCCGACGTGATCTCGATTTACCTTGACGAAGTTGTGCCGGGGCAGGCTCGCCCGGTGACTGGACGCAAGCGAGCAGGGCGGCTGCTTGAGTTTTTCGGTCGCCTCTCGATCGCGGACATTACCCGCCGCCGCTGCCAAGAATACGCCAAGCATCGCGGGAATGACGGCGGCGCTCGGCGTGACCTTCAGGACTTGGGCGCGGCCTTAACCTACGCCCGCCGCACGGGGCTATACAGGGAAGTTGTCGACGTATGGACCCCGCCGCCGGGCCCGCCCCGTAGCCGCTGGCTGACGCGCTCTGAAGTCGCTCGGCTGCTTTGGGTATGCCTGACGAACCGCCGTATCCGGCACTTGGCCCGGTTCATTTTGGTTGGCGTCTATACGGGATCGAGGCCGGGCGCGATTCTGGGCCTGTCATGGGATCGGACGACCCATCGCGGGTGGGTAGACCTAGACAATGGGCTTATCTACCGCCGAGCCACAGATACGCGCGAGACGACGAAGCGCCAGCCGCCCGTGCCGATCGCGCCGGAACTGCACCGCCTGATGCGCCGATGGGCGGAAAGGGACGGGGGCAGGGGTCCGTGCGTTAGATATAACGGAGAGGCGTTGATTAGGCCCCATTCAGCGTTGACTAGGGCCGTCCAGTTGGCTGGCTTGGACGCGAGCGTAACCGCCTATTGCCTTCGCCACACAACCGGAAGCTGGCTTGCTCAGAAGGGCGTTAGCACCCGGAAAATAGCCGAGATTCTCGGGACCGGCGAGCAATACGTGGTCAGGAACTACGCTCATTTACATGCTGACCATCTTCGCAGAGAAGTAGCGATGATAGGAAAGAAATAAAATGACTGAGACTTGTGACGAATGCACGTATGCGGATTGGGAGCGAACAGCAAGCGGAAGATTGCACCCAAAAAAACAAGGGAAATGCAGGGCATTCGATAGCTACTCAATTCCCGAATTGCCCGCTGCCTTCTTCTGGGGGACTCAACTGGCTCCAAAGCCATACGGCGGAAGGATTGAGCGCGGAATTGAGCTTAACAAGCCGTGCTCTTGGCGGAAGACTTAGGTCGCGCTTATCGGAAGGAAGTGAAGATGGATTGGACGAAAAAGGCAGAAGACGCCGCGCTTGCCGCATTTAATTCCGGGTCAAAAAGCGACCGCGAACGATTGCGCGCTGCCCTCGACGCGGCGGTAAAGGCGCAGGGGCTTGTCCTATCGCCATGGGCAACTAAAGCGTTTTTCGACGCCATAGACAATCCGCCCGCACCAAATGACAAGCTAAAGGCACTCTTCCAATCCCGCACCCGCGCCGAGGCGCTGGAGGAAGCGGCGAAGAAGCTAGAGTCGCTAAAGCCGGGCTCGCCAACCGACATTGTTTTCCAGGGTCTCGCTGACGAAATCCGCAACCTAAAATGACCGGAAGGAAGTGAAGATGGAATGGACTGATGACTCTGTCGACGAAGCGCTCAACGCCTTTGCTGAAGCGCGGATGGACACAACCGACACAAAAGCCATGCGCGTCGCCCTCGACGCGGCGGTAAGGGAGCAGGAGAAAAATGGAGAGATTTTCCAATCCGACGTAACCCCGCAAATCGCATACATCGCAGGCCGCGCCGAGGCGCTGGAAGAAGCGGCGAACGAGTTGAAACGGCTTGGATGCCATGGGGAAGCAGCCGCAGTCCTATCCCTAAAGTGAACGATGTTTCTGGGCGTCAGTTGTGCGCCACCCCCTACAGCCCATCATTAAGCATTGATATTAAACGGTTTAAAACTCCCGGAGCAGCCGCGCCTCCCGGTTGCAAGCGGTTAAGTTAACGTCGGAAAGGGCCGGAAAATGGCAGATGGTGAATCGAACGAAGCGGAAACAGTCGAATATAACGTGGCGGAAAGTGTGCGTCTGCCGATTATAGCCCCGGAGACAGACAAATGACATTGCGGATAATCGTGCGAACAGATGATGCAGGAATGGCCTCGAACGTCGGCGGCAGCGTCCTGTCTGAATTTAAGACGTTCGACATTGACGCGCCAGAGCTTGAGGCTTTCTTGCGGGAATACACAGGCCGCAGCAAGACCGGCACTTGCTTTTGGCACCGTCAAGTTATCGGCGTTGATGTCCTTCCCGCCCCGGAGACAGAGAATGGCTAACTCGGTGACATGGGGAACCGTTTACAACCGCTACCTCGGCAAAGGCCATGACCACGGTTCTGCGGCGTTCGCTGCCGACCAATGGGAGAAGCGCCAGCGCCCGGACAGGTGGCGCGACTGCCCGTCAACTCATTGCGAGAGGCGGCAGGAATGCGCCACGCCGCATGAATGCAGCGCCAAAACGATGCGCCCGCAGGAGACAGACAATGGAAAGTGAGACTGTGAGACAGCACGTTACGGACGACGACACCGAAGACGAAGGCGCTGAAATCATCTATTGTCGATATGGCCAATGCGCGGATAGGACCGTGCCTTGCCAGAGTTGTGTGCGGATTGTGGTTAATCCCCAGGGCTCTTGCCACGCCAAGTCATCCATATTCTCAACAGCAGCAGAACCGCCGTCAGGATCGGGACCAGTAAAATAGCCCCGTCCGAGATTCCTTTAAAATACGGCCACCAAAACGGAAAACTGAAGCCTGCCGGTATTGTTACGACATCTGACGCGCGGACGATAGGGCTTTCAGCCAGCCAATTCAGGATGCGGTGTTGCGGGGTCGGCATTTTACCTGCCCCCCCATCCGCAAGCTTTGCCGATGGCGTTATGGACCTTGATTTGCTCAATTGTCTTGAGTGTGTCTTTGCGCGACCACCAAATTGGACGCGCCACGTCACAAAACGCAAGCGTGTCAATTGTCGTCTTTTCGCTCGAACCCGTCATCGACTGGCACCCCGCCAGCATCATCGCGGTTAACGCGAGACTCAGCCTCATTGCGGAGGCGATTGGCTTCCTTGAGTGCATCTATGCGCCCCTGTAAATCGACGTTTGATTGTTTCGAGCGGCCTAAAGAGACGAGCATTTCATCCCGTCGCTTTGAAATGAATGCAGCGGCAGCCTTAAAGACTGCCGCCACGGCGGATATGATCGCCGCCCACATTTACTTCCCGCCATCAGAAGCGACGAGGCCGACGCCGAAGACAGCCAGCAGGCCCGGCCAAATCTGGTCCATAGGCGGGAGCGGCATGGACGCAGGCCACAGCCCAAAGTGCGACAGGGCATAGGCGACCAGCGGCAAAAGCGCCATCACAGTCGTTTTCCAGTTCACAAGAAAAGCAGGCATTACGTTTCTCCTGAGTTGCCAGAAAACCTCTGACGGGGTATCTTTTGTTTAGGAAGCGGCGGCGTGGATGGACACGCAGAGAACAGGTCGTCTAACCGGCTCCGGCCGCCGACCTAGCCTTAGCCGCTAGGACCGTGATTAGAAGCCGGTAGCCAATCCGGCCCGCTTCCTACCTCATCCTGCAAATTACCCGCACAAACTCATCGTCCCCGACATGGAGGCGATATGGAGCGGCGAGCGTTCCAACTCCGCACGAAATTTGCTCTAGTCGGATTGAGACAGAAACACGGGCTGTTTCTGGGGTGCAGTCTGTTCTGGAAATCTCGCCGGGACAAATCAGGAGGAGGACAAGAGCGCCCATATTTCCCTCCACGGAACGACCTTTTGGAAAAACTCAAACACCATGACGACAACCGCCGCTTTGATCGTTATTTCAAAGAAAACGATCCAGTCTGGCGGGAACATGCTACCGGCACAAGTCTTCAAGGCAGGCGTCGCCAATCGCTTTCACGGTTGAACACCCGCCAAGAACTGCAACCCCACAGATCAGCGCCACGGCAATGACGCCATAGTATAACCGTTCCCATGCTGTCATAGCGTTCCCCCGATAAAGAGCATGAGCAGACCAAACCCAAGCGCCCATAGAGCCGCCTTGCGCTCGTCCATTGCCCACCAGGCCCCAGAGAACCAGATGGAGAACATTGCGATTACGATGGCGAGCTTGGTCATTCAGGCGACCAGCAGCGCGCGGCGATAAGCTGCGGCAAGCTTGTCGTCATAGTTGTTCTTTTCATAATCCGGACCGTTATAGCCTTTCGCAAACGCCGCCCAATTCTTCCGACGCAGCGGCTCGTCAAGACGGTTGGCCTTTATGAACCGCGCCATCTGCATCAGTTGTTCGCCCTCGCTGTCACAGGCCGCGACAAACATATTAGCCGCTGACGTGTGCCCCGCGCTGCGGAAATTCTCTCCGAGGATTTGCCCCAGTCCAACCGACACAGCGCGGAACGCAGACTCGTTATTCACGTTTCGCGCGGCTTCAAGACGCGGGTAACTGTCCTTCGGGTATGGTCGCTGTCCCCATTTTGGATAGGCGAGGCCAAGCATGATTGCGCGTTGCAGATCATTAACAGGCAAGTTCCGATAGAAAACATGTGGCTCGAATAGGATTATTGGCCTGTTTTTGGCGTCAAACCCGCTCCCTCTACTTTCGACCGCCATAACCGCCCGCAAGGCAGGAACTTCGCAGCCAAGTAGGTTCGCCGCCTTTTCTACGTCATCTCGCGTCATACGTAGAGCGCGGCCTGGAGTGATCGGAACTATCGTCACGACCAGTTCCCAACGGTTGCGACATTCGACGCGCCGACGCTGTGGCATTTGAAATAAGAGCCGATCAAAACAGACGCCGCCGCAGAGTTTGTTCCTTGAGTGATTTGAGGGATGATTGTTCCTGTGACAGTAACCGTAAACATACCTGAGATTTGCATATTCAAAGTTTGAGTGGTTGTTCCGGCTGTTCCAATCTGGGTTGCAGTCGCAACAGCCCCTTTAACTACACCTGCGAGAGAATCATAATATGTTCCCTGATATTTTATTGCGCCGATTGTTGCCGTCCCTGCAAATGTCAGGCTAATCGTATGCGCCGACGCGCTAAGGCTAGATATGTCCCATAGCATCTCGAAAAAATATGTCCCGGTCGGGAGTGTAATTTCGCCATTTGCAGACCCGCCTCCGCCGTCAAATACAGGCTGCGCACTCGTATTATTCGTTAGTGTGTTTGTTGATGTAAGAATAACAAAATGCTCGGAACTAACTGCCCCTCGATTGCTCGCATTCGGCGTCGCATAATAAACCGTTCCGTCATACTCGATAGCGCCCGCCGCTGCGGTTGTCAGGTTTGTACCAGACGTGAGGATGATCGGCGCGACGCTATTCGTTCCAGCGGAAAAGGTGATCTTTGTCGCCGCAGGTGAGCCAAGAGTTCCAGAGAATCCGACAAGGCCGCTCGCTGCATTCAAATTTCCTGCAAGCGCCGTCGCAACGCCCGTCCCAGGAGTGATCGCAGAGATGGCCGTTCCTGACCCCGCGCCTGTCAATAGCGCGCCAGAGGCAATTGAAGCCGTAGAGGCTGTTACAAGCCCGCCGTTTGTATTGACAGCAGCTGCGGCGGCGGTTGCGACGCCAGTTCCGAGGCCGCTAATACCTGTTGCAATGGGAAGCCCCGTGCAATTGGTCAGAACGCCGCTTGTCGGCGTCCCCAAAAGCGGCGTCACCAGCGTTGGCGACGTAGCGAAAACGAGCGCTCCAGAGCCTGTTTCATCCGAAATGACGCCTGCCAGTTCACTAGAAGTCGTCGCCGCGAAGGCCGAAAGCTTGTTCGCCGTATAGGCTGCCGTTCCACCCGCGCCGAAGGCAACCGAACTTCCATCCGTTCCGCTGAACGTGAGCGTATTGTTGAACGTGACCGTCTTACCGGAGGCGACCGTTACGGTTGACGGCCTGCGGACATAGGACCATTTCGATGTTCCGTCAGAGTAGAAAACCGCGCCGTCATATGCCGTGCTAAAGACAATAGAGGTTGCGCCGTTGATTGTGTCTGCGCCCGCGCGCTGGACGGTCAGCGTATTAACTGCCCCAATCCCTCCTGCCGCATCCTGGATGATGATATGAACGCCGCCCGTGACAGCGCTCGCAGCCGGAAGCGTCCACGTCCGCGCCGCCGTCAGAGAGGCTGTTAGCTCAACATATCTGTCAGATGACAGAATTGTCGCATCTGCGTCGCCAATGCCGCGCCTTACGTCAATCGTATAATCTACCAGCGCGTCAACGCGGACCTGTTCATAGGTTTCCGTCTGGTCGTTATATACCAGCGTCCACCATTCGGAAGGCGTCGAAAGAGCGGTATTTTCGGTTAGGCCGGTGAAGTCAAACCCGAAATTGTAATTCCCGCCCGTCTTGGTGACGGCGAGGCCAGTATCAGCCGTGACGCTCGCCGGAAAGCGGGCCGTGGCTTTTACGGAAAGAAGCGGGCGAGTCGTGGTGAAAAGCGTCATGATTCCAGCCCGTCGATTACAGGAAGCGTTCCGATGATGATTGAGGTCGTGTAGCCGTCGCGAACCAGTTTCAGGCGAACGTCATACTCTCCAACGTCAAACTCGTAATCCGCATCGAGAACTTCCCAATGCAGATAGCCAGTTGCGGGGAAGGTGATTTCTCCACCGGAAGTTGACGCAACGGTCGTGATAGTTTCCTCGCCAATCTTTCGAATGCCGAGTTCAGCCGTGCAGCCAGTCAGGACAAAGGCTGTCCCGTCGTCAGAGTCGCGGATGTAGATAGTGTCAATCCAATCATCGACAGTCGAGATTGGAGAAAGGCGGGCTCTAAGCATTTGCCCTCACAGTTTGATGTAGATCGTGCTCAGGATTAGCGGCTGACATTTGTCGACCGCCGTTCCGCTTCCCGTGCTTCCCGTGGTGATCGTGTGTGAATGCGCCCCGTCAGAAGCAATCGTGACAGTGTGACTGTGCGCCGCATTCGTCGCGGTATGCGTATGAGCAGAGGCGCTGTTGACGGTGATCGCCGGTTGCGCCGTGCTTGTGGAGGTTGTCGACGCGCCGTTAACAGAATCCTTGCCGCTTCCGTTTGCAGCCTGGTTTGTGCCCGTCGAGACAGTATGAGAATGAACGTCCTGCGTCGCAGTGTGCGTATGAGCGCCGTCGCTGGAAACCGTGATAACTGGCGTTTCGGAACTGGACGTTGCCGAGTGCGTATGGCTGGAAGCTGTCGACGTTGTGCCGGTGTGCGTATGGCTGGCAAGATTCGCTTCAACCAGGGTGACGGTCGCCGCGCCCGCCGTGGAGCCAAGCGTCGTCTTGGTCCCTGTGGCGAAGGTGATGCCGTCCAGCCGGGTTGAGGTGGAGTTGCCCATGTCGGCAAGCCCGACAAAGGCCCGCCCGCGATAGTCGGGAAGCGCAATCGTCTTGTTTGCCGCAAAGTCAGCCGCCGCGCTCGCCCCGCGCCCCCCGGAAACGCTCAGCAGCGTGTCATTCCAGAGAACCGTGTAGAGGTCAGACGTGTCAGCGTTGGCCCGTTCCGTAGCCCCGGAAGCCGCGTCGCCAATCGTTCTGCCATTGGCCCGCACCCACCCGGAAACAGTCCCGGTCATATGCGCGGCCATCATGAAGCCTGGGGAGATGGTCGTCCCCGTCCCAGGCGTCACGCTCGCCGCCGCCGTCTCGCCGGGAATGTCGTCTACCGTGCGAATGACGGTCCCGGTTGACGTAGTGATTTGAACCTTGATAGCCGCGCCAGTTACCCAAAACGGCGGAATGCAGCCGTTTGCGTCCGTCAGGAACGGCCAGTCATGCTCAGTTCCGGCCAGACCATCGGCATAGGCTGTGCGGGGTGTGTTCGTTCCCGCGTCGTAAACGAAGACCTTAGCCCCGACGATGCGGCGGTTGTTGTAGTAGACGGGTTGAGTTGAGAGCCCGATGAATTGAACCATCAGGAAGCCCTCGCATATTCGCCAAAGGCTGAGATGGCCGCGTGTTCGTATGCAGCCGCCGCCGCTTCCTTTGAAGCATACCTTCCAAGATTGAAACTCTTGCCGTTAACCTTTATCCCGGCCCGCCATTTTTGGTTTTTTGCATCCCATGAGACGCCTTTTTTTCCAGACGAATTGTTTTTGAAAACTCGACGGTTTGCTGAGTTTAATTTCCTGTCAGCAATACGAAGATTGCAAAACCTATCATCCGTTGAATCACAATTTACGTGGTCTATTTCCCCCACAGGAAGCGAACCGTTTACCATCAACCACGCCAGTCTGGACGCTATGAATGTTTTTCCGAAAACTTTTATGCGGCGTCTTCCGCGACACATATTCCCGGCAATATCCCCATTTTTAGCCGTACCGGTCATCGTCTTCTTCCATGTGAAGACGCCTGTTTCGGGGTCAAAATCCAAGACAGATCGGATTGATTGCACGTCGACCATTATTGGCCCTCGCTTTGGCGGATTTGGTCGAGATTGACGCCGATTGACGAGAAGAAATTGCGCAGACGGTCGCCCGCCTGAGCCGTCATAATGTCGTCCCGAGTGATCTTTCCGCCTCTGGCGCGGATCGTCTTTGACAATGTGTCGACGTTGTTCTTGGTCATTTTCTCGGATAGCATTTTCGAGCCCTGAGCCACAACGGTTCCGACCGCAGACGCGCCGCCCGTCGCCCCCGCCGCGCCAAGGTTCATCGCGGTTGTAATCGCGCCTTGCGGGGCAAGCTTGCCGAGAAGGCGAACCGTTCCTTGCCCGGAATTGCCGGTGACAATCTTGGCGAGCGCCGCCTTTTCCTGATTATTGAAGGCGGAAGACTTTTTGGGACTTTGAAGGATTTTGCGGAACTCTTGGCGAATGGCGTTTTCAATGTTCCCGCCCGAGTATGTCGACTGCGAACGCATCTCAGCCATTTTCAGAGCCTCATCAACCATGTCGGCCTTGCGGAATGACGACCACAGCGAACGGGCTTCTTTGAGCGCTGAAATGCCTTGCTGCGCATTCCCCATCAACACGTCATTCGGCGTGAGATTATTCAGGAAATCGTCAATCTTTTCCGTCGTCATTGCGCCAAGGCGGCGCGTCGACGGGTCCGCATCCATGCGCGCGGCGCTCGTCATCTTGCGCAGCACGTCAAGACCTTTGAGCGTGACGTTGCCCTGCGACAGATTGTCGAGTTCTTGCAGGACTGGCGCGATCTTGCCTTGCAGGGAGGGATGATAGCCCTCATTGGCCAGCATCGACTTAACGTCAGTTGCAAGCGTCTGGACGCCCTGCGGCTTGACGACCAGCCCGGCTTGGTCCGCGAGGTTGTATGCGGCCTGCGAGGACGCCTTTAGTTCCCCTGTGGTAGGGATGGACGGCTTGGCCTGAAAAGCCTTACCAACGGCGTTGACAGGCGCGGCAATGACCTTCTCCGCGATAGGCGCGACAGTTCCGCCGATGACACCGCCGATGGCCGCAGATTGCAGCGCCTTCTCAGGGTCGCGCGTATCGGCGTATTCGCTGATCCCGCCCATGGCCGCGCCAGTTCCGGCCCCGAGCAACGCCCTTGCGCCAGTCGTCGCCGCACCTGCAACCGGGATAAGAGCGCCCGCAGTGAGAGCACCAGCAACCGTTCCGGCAACGCTAGGCTTTTGGTATTGACGCCCCAAGGCCGCGTCAATTTCGCTTAACCTTTGGTATTCCTGATCCTGCGGCTTACCGGAAATAGCCGATTGAATATATGAGTTTGCGACCCTCGGTAGGTTCATTCCAGCGGTATTCGCCCAGGAGGACATTGCGGCGACGCCGGGTCCGACATTATATTTGGCCAGCAATTCCTTGTCGGTCTTGTCCTGAACTTCCTTGGCGAACTTGCGCGCCATCGGCGTGTTCTGGTCTTGCGGATCAACAGGGATGATGCGCGGGCCGTTCTGTTTGGGCGCTCCTTTGATGAAGCTATCCCATCCGTCAGACGGATTGTTTTGAGCAGGCGGCGCGGCGGGTTGCGGCGCTCCCTTTATGAAGGAGTCCCAATCGTCCATGTCTCAGCTTTTCTGGTATGTCTTTCAGTGGGCCGTCGCTTGCGTTTCTGGCTTTGCGATTGCCGACTTGATACAAGCCTGCTGCTATGAGCCGACTTACATGGAGGGGCCGAGATTCTATCTAATCTCAGCCGTTCTCGGGTTTATGTTCATCTCAGGACCGGCAACCGTGATTGCCGGTTACTTTCTAGAAAAGGCCGTCAGCGCTCATGCCGCGCGAGCGGAGGAAGTTCGTAACTTCCTCCCGGCTCCGACCCGCCGCAAGCGCCTCTTGGGCTTTCTGCATGTCATACGCGGAAGGGGCTTTAAGCGATTGCGATGAGGTTTCCGACTTGGCGACGCCGGGCCCGGAAGACACCTTCATCTGCTCAAGCCAACGCTCGCGCGCCTTGGCCTTCTGCTCAATGAGAGCGGGCTTGTCAAACGGCGTCGGGATGTAGTTGTTATAGGCGCGGTCATATTCGGCCTTGGTCGCGCTCGCCCCCGACTTCGCGTAAACCACGTTCGAGACAAAGTTGTCTGCGGCTTGCTTGAACTTGCCCGTATCTTCCGGTGTAAGCGATGGTCCAACGCCGGGCAGTTCAGCCACACTCCTGCCTAGCGCGCCCTTGACGCCAGTTCCGCCTGCGAGGGCTTCTGGGCTGTTCAGGATTTCATGATTAGCGATGTTTTCTGTGTAGTAGACAGCGTTCTTGGACTGCGATTCGGTCGGCGCTTTCTCTGACTTTGTGGGGAGATTCCCCGTCAGTTTGTAGCGGGTCGCGTCTTCGCCTTGCAGCCCGTATTGATCGGCAAGAGCGCCGCGCTGTGCAACATCGTTCTGAAGCTTTTTCGCCGGATTGTTAGCCGTCTTGTCCGCGCGCTCGATTTGAAACTCTGTGTCCTTTAGGAGCGTGTTAAGCTGCTGCCGGGCGTTGTCTGAAATCCCCTGAGCCGAGAGCGCGCGAAGAATGTTCTGGCGCTTGGCCATCAGCCCATCAACTGGGCTCTGCTGCGGAGCCTGCTGCGGCATGGCTCTCGCCGGGACAGCGCCAGATGCGTCCGCGACCTGAACGCCCTTGTTCATGCGCCCCAGAACGTCTGCGACATAGGATGAAACGCTTTTGCCATTGCCGTCCTTGGCGTTATTCTTCCAAGGCGTAGGGTTGCCGGGCGGGGCGACGTTGCCCTCACCTGAGAAATACGCCACAGCAGCGCGAGCCGGATCGCCGTATTTCTGCAAGTAAAGGTCGGTCATCCGCTGGCTTACAGCCAAGTTGTCTTGTGGGTTGTCGATCCTCTCGCCCGGCTTGGCGTAACGCGCGAACGTCTCAGGCATGATTTGCCCAATTCCCATCGCGCCGTTCACGCTCTTGCCGATGTTCGGGTTTCCGCCGCTTTCCTGCCCAATGATGGCTTGGCTCAGAGACGCCCCGCTGAGCGGCATTGGCTGCGGATTGGGATTAGGCGTCACGCCGCCCGTCACGCCCTGCTGAGCGCCCGCGCCGCCGCCCGTGGCCATGCCGAGCGCCTGGTTGTCGAATAGGCGCTGCTGTTCGAGTTTCTTGACTTCCTGAGCCTGAGCCAAAGCCTTCAAGCCAAGGTCGACATTCCCCATCTTGAAGGCTTCTTCGGACAGACCCGCCCAATCCTGGTTCTTCGCCAGCGGCGCGAGAGACGCCAAAGACTGCTGCTGAAACCGCTGTTGAAGCGCGTTACCAAACATTTGTCCGGCATTGTTCAGCGAATTGGCGAAGGCAAGCAGGCCGGTGTTTTCATATGCCATCAGCTAGACCTTACCTGAAGAGACCGGGATTCGAGAGCGCGCCCGCGCCAAGGCCGGATAGCCCGCCAAGAATGCCAGAGGCCAGCAGCCACGGCTTTTGTTGATTGGCGTATTGCTGCTGCGCTTGGTTGCTGAGAATTCCGCCCGCAAGCTGAGAACCCTGCATCAGCGTATTGGCCTGATTAGCCGCCGTGCCCTGGTAAACCTGAGCCTGATTTTGCCCATATCCCGAGGCAAGACCGGCAAGCGTATTGGCCGACCCGCCGTAGACGTTGGCGAGATTGGTGCCCAACCCGGTCGCGAGGTCAGCGCCGCGCGTTCCATAGGCGTCGTACGCGTTGGCGGTGTTCTTGCCGTAATCCGTCGCCAGCGCAGCGGTGTTGCCGCCGTAGTTCGTGGCCAGATTGGCGCTATCCGCCGCGCCCTGATATTTGGCCCCCGCCGCCTGCATCCCCTGAGCGCCAAGGCCCTGCAAGCGGTTCAGGTAGTTCCCATATTCCTGATTAGCCAAATTGGAGCCAAGCCGCGTCAGCGCATCCGCCGTATTGCCCGAGCCGAGCATTCCCATCGCGCCAGCCCGGCGCATGGCGTTTTGGCTGGCCTGATCAACCGCGAATTGATAGCCTGGGGAAGTCTGGAAAGCCTGCGTTGCCGCTGCGTTGCCTTCCGCGCCGTTAAGCCCCAGAGCGTTCCCGTAGGCAGTATTAGCCTGCGTTCCGGTCTGGTAGTAGGGATCGAACGCCGCAACGCCGCCCGCGATGTCAGAACGGGCCGTGTTGTAGCCGGTTCCGAGCGCGCCGCCCGCCGTGTTATAGCCCTGCCCAAGCGCCGAGAGAGAGCCTTGCAGCCCGCCCTGGATGGCCTGACCCGCCGTATTGTAGCCGGTCTGAAGCGCGCCCGTCTGCTGAGGAATAGCCGACGTGACATCCGTTCGGCCCGTCTTATAGGCGTCGCCAAGCGCGGAAATGGACTGTTGCTGACCCTGCTGCAAGGCCTGTTGTGCCTGCTGCTGCGCCTGCATCTGCATCATCAACGCCATTGCGTTGTAGTCGGCCATTGGTTTTATCCCTTACGGTATCTCGTAAATCCCGCTTACGGTCAGAACATACCCATCAGCGCCGGGGTATGTATTGTCGTATTTAACGATTGATGCGGTCGATGCGCTGGCGGTAAACGTCACAGATAAAGCCACACCTGTTGAATTTATCTCGCGCCCGCAACCAACGGTTGACGCTGTAGGCGAAGACACCGGAAGCGTGAATGTGATAAACCCCGAACCTGTCCCGTTGGTTGTAATCGTTATGTTCGCGTAGACGTAAACCGTCTTGCCGACCTGCCGATAGCTTCCCGTCGCGGACGCGCTCGTAAACGCCCCTGTTTGAGGCGCTATCGTCGGCGTGTAGCTTGTCCATGCCCCTTGCGGGCTTGCTCGGTCAACATAAGCAGTCGTTGCAACTGTCGTGGAATTATCCAGAACAGATGCAGTAGCCGCCTTTACAGCCCCTGAGCCCTTTGCAGACAGTTGAAGATTGATGTTCGTGTCAACGCCTATCGCGGCGAGTTCAACAGCGGAGCCGGTCGCCGCGCCAAACGCCCGAACCTCATTTACCTGTGACGCGACATAATTTTGGCGCATGCCTACAAGCACTTGTGTGCCAGTATTGGCTATACCTGCCGAACCTGCATCCTCAATATAAGGCGCAGTATCAAACGACACGACACTGGCAGACCCAGTAACTTCGACAACGCCGACTGCTGAATCAATATATCTAAAATGAGCGTGCCCAACATATAAAAGGCAATTGTCGCCAGCAACTTCGATCACGATTGACTCGTGCCGTTCTGTTTGCAAGCCTTGTATTCTAACGCGAGCGTTGTCGCCGGAAAGGAGCATCGCCCTTCCGCCGGGAATTGTCGCTGTCGTCGCGGTGTAATCGGCGCTTTGCACAAGCAGCGACGCAATATCTGCGGTGAAATTGTCGCTTTCGATCAAAAGCCCGTATTTAGTCGCATCCGCACAAAGCGCGCCGCAATATAGCTTTGTCGGATCGCCCGCCGCAGTTGTGACTGTGTGGATAAGAGACCTGGCGAAAATCACGAAAATCTTGTCAATGAATGGCGTATCGCATCGTCCAATATATAGAACGTCAGAGTTTGACTGTTGCCACATCCAGACGTTTTGATTCTGAGACCAGTATGGCCATATCTGAAAGTTTACAAACCTGCAAACATCATACGCGCCATCGACATCGACGGCCCTCCTGAATATCTGACCGCGAATGTTTTCGACAATCATTCTCTGAGAGCCGCGAGACTTTACTAAATCATAAACGGGGGCTGCAAGGATATTGTTAATCCTGACCTCACCATTGACATTGAATATGTCAAAAACGGCCGGGTAGGCAGTCGGAGCCCACCCGCCGCCGGGCGTAGGATGAGACTGCCTTACTGAGAAATTCTCAAATACGGTCCCCTGCGCATCAGTTCCGGCGATGTAAAACGGAGAGTCCACCGTTCCCGTCAGGTTTATAATTGTCCCGTAAAGATGCGTTTCGTTCCACCCGCAGCCGACCCACCGGAGCGACCGTGTGATTTCAACTTGCCCGCTGATCGTCAGTTCGCGGGCTGGTAAAAGGATGATCCCATCGTTATTCGTGTCGTCGTGCGCGCGCTGGAATGCTTCCGTATCGTCAGCGTCCGTTGACAGCTTATAGTCGTCAAGCTTCCTGTAACCAGCCCCACGCCCGAGCCACTGGCTAAGGCGCGTTTCGTATTCAACCTGAGCCTTTTTTGGCTTGCCGTCTCTGTCGAAACGGACAATGTTTGGCGGTGGAGGAGGCGGGGGAAGTTCGGTAAACGCCATCAGGCCGGAGCCCTAGCCGCCGCCTCACACCTTCCGCCCCTCAGCGTCCGATAGACCGGGCTGGAGGTTTGAAGGCGGAAGCGCATTCCGTGATGCGTAGAAATTCCGATCCGATTGACGCGGATCGACTGCGACAACTCGCCCTGAGACCCAAGCGACCGAGCCGAGACGGCATTCGACCACGTTCCGCCGCCGTCTCTGGACCATGAAACCGAAACAGTCGGATTTGTCTCGTCTTCGGTTCCGCTTACCGGAGCCGCGCCGGTCGTCCAGTCAAACATGGCATTCGAGACGTAGACGCGGGCTGGAAAATCCTTCACCGGGCCGCTTTCCAGCGTCATCGTTATCGCCGTGCCATCATCGGTAAATTCGGATGGGTCGATGTAGAGCAGCTTTGAGCCGCCATTCTCGCCCACAACCCACTGGCTGTTGAAATAGGCGGATTGGTCGCCTTTCCAACGGGAATTGGACGTGGAGCGCTCATGCCAGAAGCCGGTTTCAAGGTTATATTCCCAAGTCCAAGTTGGGGACGACAGGCTCCAAATCGGATGGCCGTCGAAGACGTAAACCGTGGCCTTAAGCGTTTCCTTGTCGGTGACGGACTGAATGTCGCGCTCTACATCCTTTGTCGAGACATGGACCGGGTTATAGCCCTGCAAGCGGCGAACCGTGCCATCGGCAGCGACGAACACTTGATCCGTGTCCCATCCCTGTATCTGTGCGGCGATGGCCCAAGTGCCAATGAGCCCAACCGGAATGACGGTCACGCGCGAGAGCGGGAAAGGCGACGTTCCCACATTCTGGTAAACCTCGCATGAGGTATTCCCCCAGGCGAAGAACTGCCCGCCGCTCGCCGTTCCCCGCAACAGGCCATCTGGAGAGCCTTGCGCCGTGGTGAAGGATAGCGCGTCAACGGTGACGTCGTTCAGGTCAGAGGCGAAGATGCGCCCATCGCCAATCGTCCAGAGGAAATAGCCATCCAGCGCGCAGACCGAATTTGGCTGCGGGAGGTCAGCGTCAGCGAAGCTCGTCACCGCCGCCGTTGATACGGAGAAACAGCCATTCTCAGAGACAACCACAACGTCCCGCGTCGGCGTCTTATTGTTCTGCGCCCAGGTGACGGGATCGGTTCCAGACAGCGCCCCCGTCAGCGTGGTTATCACGCCATTTGTCGAGACCGTCTTAACCACGCCATCCTGAGCGCAATACAGCAGATTGTCCGCAACCATCTTCCCGCGCGGCGTATCGGTCGTGAGGTCCACAAACTCAGTCGAGCCGGGGACAGGCCGCCATGTCTTAATCCCCCCATCGACCTCGCAAAAGGCATTCAGCAAGCGCCCTTGGCCTTCGCCCGGCTGCTGTCCCGGCATGGATGAGGCGGGAAAGGGGATATCCGCTCTCAAAAGTATTCAGCCTGTTGCGTCTGCCCATAGGAGGGCGAATGCGTGAGCCTGCGAAGGCGCTGAAGCATCAGTTCCCGAATGCCCGCGTCATACGGAGCGCCGAAATGCGGGGCGATTTCATTGGCCAGCAGCTTGGAGAGAGGCAAGAATACCTCTTCTGGAATGTCTTCCGCGTCGTCGTCGGTCGGATCGACGGCGATGTAAATCACGTCGATGGCCGCGATTTCCTCCAGCAAGGGACGAAAGGCAGTCGATGCGACAAGCGTATCTTCAGCCGAGGCCGTCTGACCCGCGCCAACCGCGCCAAGAGCCGTCAGGGCTTCATCGTAAACGTCCGCTGGAGTTTTCATGACGCAAGCGCCTCTCTGATCTTCGCGCTAAGGGTCAGATTCGACCAGCGCCTATCGACAGCAATTCCCAATTCTTCCGCCTCGCGGATAAGCGCTTCGCGCTCGTCGGAAATGGCGAGCTTGGCGGGAAATGTGGAATCGGAAAAGCTCTCAAAATGTGAATGCCCGAGCAGCTTTCGGACGGCTTCCTTGTCCTGCACATCCGTCCATCCATACCGCGTAAAGACGTGATCGAACCTTTCGACCGTCTCTGGGCCGGAACCGTTGTCTCTTGGGTCTCCGATAAACCTGAATTTCATACAATCACCCAAAGGGAGAGAGGGCAGTTTCCAGCCCCCTCAGTTGATGTTACGGGCAGACGTAGTAAATGCGAAGCTGGATCGTGCCAGTTCCGCCCGTCGCCGCATCCGTGTTGACGGTGAAGCCCCACACGGTCTCATTCGTCAGCGTAATCGGGCCGCTGGCCTGAATAACGCTTCCGGTCGTGCTTTCCAGCCGATAGTGAATGCCCGCAGCCGTGGAGAGATTGCCAGCGGCGAACGCGTCGCCGGTAATCACGCCAAGATTTCCGAGAGCATCCGTATCAGCAGCTTCAACGCCATTGGCGAAGTAGCCGACATCCCAATCAAGTTCTTCAGTGCCCGTGTCGAGGTCCTCGCCGATAAATTCACCGCCGAGAACAACTGCGCCGGGAGGGGTCCGACACATTTCGATAATGGACGCCGCAGCGAGGTTAGTGGCAACCTCATACGTGCCATAAGCAACGCAGAGAGCGCCGGAGCCCTCCCCCTTGAACACGGGGAAGGTGGAGGCCGCGCGGGTAGCAGTATAAGTAGTCATTAGATCATGCTCCCCTTATTAGGCCAGGCCAGCGGTGGCAAAGAAGCCGGACACGACGCCGTGATCCTTGTAATCGCCGGAGTCGGCGTTACCGGATTCAAAGCGCAGCTTCTCGACGCCGTAGATCGCGCTGATTTCGACGCCATACTTGTCGCCGTAATCGAACGTCTCAGTCGTCGAGCGCCAGCGGCGGGCGTTCGCCATGCCAATCGCCTGCGCGCCGCACAGATACGCGCCGACAACGCGAGCCGAAGACGCGCCATCAAGTCCGATGTTCCATTCATCAATGGCTTCCTCAACCTGTTTGATGATGACGCCATCCCAATAGAGATCGCCACCTTCAAACAAGCGCTCATTCTCCATCAGCATGGAGACTTCACGCTGCGCCTGCGTCATGGTCGAACTGTTCTTGAGGTCATTGAAAGCATACGGATGGGCATACATGATGTAGTAACGACGGCCCTTCGTCGCAGTTGAACGAATCGGGCGAATAAGCGGATTCGCGATGGTTTCCGCGATCGCCTTCATCTTCGACACCGCAGCCGGTGTAAGAAGATCGTCCGTCGTGTCAAGCGTGTCGATACAATCTGACCAGTCGTTGGCGACGTTGTTCGAGCGGTTCTTGCCGAACAGAACGCGGTCAGCGTTATCAACCAGCCACGTGTCCATCTCGGCATTCGTCGCCTGATTAGACGGCGTCTGATGGAGGCTCAGAACGCGCTTGCCGTTGATCGAGGACAGCGCACGGGTAATGAGCTTTTCCGTGTCTTTCTTCGACCAGTCCATAAGGACTGAGCGGCCCGCTTCACGAAGCGATATCGCCGAATACTGCTCGTCAATTTCAGCAACGCGAACGGCGTTCCTGCGCTTGTCGACAGTAACAGGAAACTCACGAGAGGCCATGTCCTCCTCATTGCCTTCCATGGTCGACCGACCAGTTACGGCGTCATTCGTGAGTTTATTGACGAGCGCAAAGTTGATGCGGTCGCCGGGCTTTTTGGTGAGGTTTTCCTTGACCTGGATGACAGCCGTTTCATTCGAGCCCATGGACTCGGAGAAACGGTTATCGGTGAGATATTCGGTAAAATACTGGTCATCCCACTGTTCAACAGTGAGGCCAGATGCAACGCGGGTATCCGCCATTGTAGAGACCTATTCCCAAGCCTATCGCTTGAAAATGTCCCCAATCGCCTGCGGGCCTGACCATGCAGGGCCGGAACGACTGCCCACATTGCGGGAAGTCGCAAAGTTGCTCGGCATGACAGCCGGAGGCGCATTCGGAGACAGTGGAGGGTTGGCCTGCAACTCAGCCATCAGTTTGGCTTTGAGTTCGGCCTCAAGTTTCGCTTTGTAAGCCGCCGGGTCGTCGCCAATTTCAGCGAGCGTCTGGCGCTTACGATGCCACTCGACCAGAGTTCCGAAAGGATGCGGAGAAGCCATTATGCGCTGATAATCAGCCGAAAACGACGGGTCTCCTGCATTGCGCAGGCTCACCAGTTCGCTAAAGGCTGCATCGACGGTCTGTTGCCCGTGCTTGTCGATTGCCTGCATCCGCGAGAAATCTTCCCGCATCTGCTGCAACTTACCCGCAAGAGGGGCGACAGTCTGATTCAGGCGATAATCAATCGCCGTCTCAGGCGCTTCCCAAAAATCGGGAGCCTTGGGAGGTTCCTGCATCTGCTGTTGCGGATTGAAGTTCGCAAAAAGCTGATTCAGGCGATTTTCCCAAACCGAGTTTTGTTCGGCTAACCGCTGCTCAAACGCTGCGACCTGTTCCTTGTAGCTTTTCGCCTTCTGCCTCTCGGCTTGCAGCGCGGCAACGGGAACGGTCGTCTGGCCATCGGAGGGTTCGTCAGAAGGCGCTTCCGGCGCTTCCTGCGGTGTTTCCGTGGCCTGTGTCTCAACTTCCTTAGTTTCCACTTCGGGCGCAGTTTCGCGCCCCGAGAGGATGTCCTCTAGGTCTTTCATGTGGCTTCCTGTTTACGTGAAAGGTCACGATCCGCCCGATGACCGGCGACGCCGCTCCTGATGACGAGAGAGCTACCCGAGACGCCCGTTAAGCCCGGCGACGGCTATGGCCAGCAATTGCTGGCAATTCGTTCTATCCCATTTCAGGGTGTATTACGGAAAGCCCCGCTGCGGAGACTGTATTTGAAAAATGCGCAAATGCGTCTGTATCTCCGTCAATACGCGAAATTGTCATTGACCCCAATAAAGCTTGTAACGATGCAGACGTAACGCCATCAGGAAGCGGGGATAAAGTCCCGTCCAACCCTGCATCAAGCATTGCAGAAAACTCTATATGAGCCCACAAGTGACAACCATAATGCGTCGGCGGGAGCGCCCCGCTTGCAGACAAAGGAACAACAAATGTTCCGCGCGTCCCAGGAACGTCATACCCAAACGCAATGCCAAAGGCGTTTGCATATGTGCGAATTTCTGCAGGAGCAATCATAACAATGGAAATCATATTGAAATCCCGGCTTTGTTGCCGAGCCAAGTCGCAAGCGACGCGCTATTCGTCGGCGATACAAACATAACAAGACCGTAAACTCTGCAACTAAGAGCGCCCGACGCAGTATCACATCCAATGTTTATTTGAGTTGTCGAGAATGTTCCTGAACTGGCGGCTGTTGCTGTTGTCGAATAATTTTTCCTGACTGTGTAATCAGTCCCATCAAACTTGGCGTCAACTACGTAATCTGTGCCTGCCGTAAATGTTGTGCCAGAACTTACAGGATTAACCCTATAGGATAAGAAGTCGTCAGTCGTCAGGCTCCTAATGATAAGCGCCGCCCTAGACGCGTCGTCATAGTCGTTTCCACCACTATTCAAACTAATAAGACGCCCATAACTTGCCCCGCCATTTTGCTGGAAAGCTACGTAGCCGTGAACGGTTGTCCCGCTTAAAGAAAAGCTTGTATTCGCTAAGACGTCATCGACGCCATCAAACAAGAGCCAATGCAGACCGCCGCTTGTTTTATACTGAGGCCGATTTCCTGATGTCGCTTGCGTCAGATGGTAGCCGTTCCCTGACTTATCATCGATCCGCGCGACTAAATCTCCGTCAGTTGTAACAGCAGACGTTCCAGACGTATCTTTCCAAAGCGTATTAATGTCGCTCGGATCATACCACGCATTAGGCGATAAATCAGACGGAGAGAACGGGGATGTCCCACCATAAACAGCCGGGCCGATAATGCTTCTTCCGGGTAGAATGAGCGCCATTAGGTGAAGTTCCCAATCCCGATACAAGAGACGTTTGCGCCCGTGGTGATCTTCCACGCGCCAGAAACGCTCGTCATGCCAAGCGGGACGAAGAATGGGACAAGATTACTCACCGACGACGCGCCGCCAGCAAAAATCGTGATCGACGTGGCATTGTCGAGAATAAGCACGTTTCCGGGAGAAGTCGTCGCAGGAACGATCAGGACGCCAGCAAGATAATCCCCCGTTGCGCCCGTTGCGCCCAAAACCTGTGCAGTCTGCGATGCGGCGACAGTCTCGTATTCCCCCTTTAGGGCGTTGTTCAGGTTTGCCGCTGTCTGGTCATCCGTGGCGATAGTTACACGCGGAACGGTCGCCCCATTTGCGCCAGAACCAGCCGCAACGCCAGCCTGTCCAGAGATTAGATTGACAGCCACGCGGGACGATGAAACAGCGCCGGAAAGCGTCGTCAGTTCAGCAACAGCCGCCGTATCATGGGTAATGAGGCGACCCGCCGCCGTGACCTGTAGCCCGCCCTCCTGGCCATCCGTGAACGTCGGAGGCGTCGAATTATAACGCGCCCCTACCATGAACGATGTAGTTGACAGCGCCGATCCGACAGCCGTAGGGCCAGCCGAGCTAGTCAGACGCGACGTGTCGCTATCAATCGTCGTCAGCAGCGCTACAGCCGGATCGTCGCTCGCCAGCGTCATGCGCGGGACGGCAGCCGAAACAGCGCCAGCGCCGCCAACCATGTCGCTTGCCGAGCCATCCGCGCCAACGCTGATTTTCACACGCTGATGGATTACGCCAGCAATGTCGTCAGCGGCGACCGTGACGCCTGATCCGGCAGTTATTTCGACGTTATCGACCATGGCTTATACCGCGTATGTCAAGAGAAGCAGGAGGCCCATAGGAGACCCGACACCACCAGGACCAGAAGGGACGGGAGCGCCAAGAATGGCTGGGCCAGTCGAGATGCGATACCAGAGGGGAAACTTGCTCATTCTTTGAAATTCCCAATAGCCATAACCGAGACATCCGCGCCTGTCGTTACCTTCCACGCGCCAGAACGGCTCTTCGCCCCAATCGGGATAAAGAACGGATGCAGGCTAAGGATTGACGATGCGCCCCCGGTAAAGACGGTGATTGACGTGGCGTTATCGAGCAGCAGGACATTCCCCGGCGACGTGGTTGCCGGGATAACCAGCAAACCAGCGAGATAATCACCAAAGCCGCCAGTCGGGCCGAGAACTTGAGCCGTCTGCGACGCCGCGACAGTCTCGTAATCCCAATTTACGTCTTGGGTCAGATTTGACGGAATATTAGTCATTAGACGGCCCTTTTAGCCATGGATGCGCGCTGCATCATCTGATCGTGCTTCATCTGCGCGTCTTGAGCCATCTTGTGAGGCATCAGACGCATTTCCTCTAAAGTCTTCGCCGTTTGAGCCCGCTTCAGGTCAGCCGACGCATAGGTATCAACAACGTTTGCTTGCGACTCATTGAACTGCGCGAGTTGCTCGGCGTATGGCGTCTGTTCTGGACCCTGCGGCATGTCTGGCGGCTGTTGCGCCTCTTGCACGGCCTTGAACGCCTGAGCCTGTTTCAACTGCGCACTGGCCTGCGTCTCTTGAACCTTGGCCTGATTTGCAGCCATGTTGAGTTGCGCCATCTGAGCATTGCTCTGCTGCGCGCCCTGTGCAGATTCATCCATCTGCGCGAGTATTTCCTGCTTGTTCCGCAAGTTCGGCATTGCCGCCATGATGGCGCGGAATGGAAGCTCCCCGTTCGCATCCATCTTTTTCAGTTCTACAAGCGCTTGGAACTGTTCAATCTGCGGCGTTATACCGTCGGGCGCGTCGTCAATGATAATGTCGCAATCCAACTCCGCGAGTTGCGGGACGACGCCAGCGATCTTGCCCTGCATCTCAGGGTTTTGCATCAGCGCCATCTGAACCTGCTGCGGGTCGACGTTCAGCCCCACCCACTTCACATTGCGCTCGTCGTCAGTAATCCTCACCCACTTCTCAGCCGTCCAGAATTGCCGGATGCGATACCAAACAGCGCGAAACACCCGCAAATCCATGTCGCGCAGCTTGTCGAGAATTGGCGCGATTTCCATAGCGCCGCCTTGCTGGCTGGCGATGATCGCCTTGCCCGATGCACTGTTCTGATTGAGCGCATTCCCCTGGAGGGCGATGTTGCCCGCCATCTGGTCAATTTCGTTCTTGGCTTCCTGCAACAGGCTCATTTGAGCAGTGGCGAGGTCAAGACGGGTTTCGAGCTTGAATGTCTCGAAGCCTCCCGGATTAAGCTCAATCGCGCCATCGGGACGCGCAGCCTCGCGCCTGGCCTTCTCTACGTCCTGAACCGCCCCGCGCTCATAGACCATTTGATTGGTATTAAGTAGATGCAGAGCCTTCGAGCGGCGTTTGTTAATCTCGTCTTGCGGCCCGATCATCTCCCGCACAATGCCATACCTGTCATTGTCGCGGTTGACGTAGGCAGAGCCGAAGATCAATCCACAGTCGGACTCGCCCTTATCGGTCACATATGGCGACGGTCCAGCCTTCAGAATGCCGCCCTTGGTGAACTCGGCAAAGAACCAATCCTTGCCGCGCTTCACCCAAATCTGGCAGATGCGAACGCGCTTGCGCTTCTTGTCAGCCCAGACACGGAACTTCGGCTTGTCGTCGTAAGTGTCGGAAGGCGTCGTGTCATTGATCGTCCATTCAAGGGAGTCGACGCCTTCAGGATATTCAAGTTTCGCTTCGTTAAAATCCACCCACCGAACCAGACCGAGATAGCCAGCATCCGAAAAATCAGGCTCGGCGCTGTGCGGATCATAGAACATCCGGTCCCACGGGACACGGGAAATCGTTACGTCAATTTGCCCGTCATATCCCTTCTTTACGCCGACATCATACCCACCAGTCCCCTCGACCAGCAGATTATCCCAGACGCCTGAGCGCTTGTGATCAAATCGCTCTTTTTCAGCCGCATATATCAGGGACTTCTCAGCGCCATCTGCATCCTGTTCATGGGCGAGCGTTCTGGGCAAAACCTTGGGGTTAACCCGCTGCGACTGCTCGTAACCCTTAAGGAAATCGACCTTGCGCTTGACGCGGTTGATAACGATGGGCGGCTGCTTCCGCTTGGCAAAGGCCGCCAACTCTTCCGCCGTGTATTGGATATTGTCGCAATAATCACGGTCACGCTCAGCCTCTTTGCGCGCGGAAAGGCTGGCGTCTTCGGCCTGCTCGAACATCTCGACAAGCGCCGTAACGTCTAGCAGTCCATCGTCTTTGGCGGTGTCGGTTTGTTCAGCCATTTAGATCGTTTTCCATCCGCCTGCATCTTCGCGCTCGCGTGACCGGCGCTCGTATCTGTCAATCGTCGGCTTGGTCTTGAGACGCGGTCTCTCGCCCTCTAGCATTCGGTCGAGTAGCTGACCGACTAGGCCGAGAGCGTCCACCTGATCGTCGTGAACGCCAGCGGGGAAACGCAATAGCTCTGACTCAAATTCAGCACGCCAGGGAGCGTCCTTTGGAAGTCTGAGCCCTCGCAACGCAATACGACCCCTGATGGACTGGGCCCTAACCGCTTTATCTCCGCGAGTTGGGAACTGCTCACGGACGCAATAGGCTTCTCTTTCACGAGCCCTACGCTCCAAGAAAGGGCCGACGCCTGATTTAATCTGTCCATTCTCTTCCGCCCAGGAAAAAGGCTTCCACTTGCGAACCAGATCACACCACGCGTCTACCCATTCATCCGACGCCGCCTGCTTCCGCCATAGATCGCACAGATACAGTTCGCCGTCTGGATCAAGCCCCACAACCACATGCACCGTGTAGTCGCCGCCTTCCGACGTGACAGCGTAATCAGAACCCCCGTAGAGCCGTAGCGTTTCGGCAGGAGGTAGTTTATCGACAGGGACAAACCATTCTCTTTTGAAAAGGCTTCCCTCTTCTGGCGCTGGCTCTTGCTGATATAGCGCTGACCATACACGCGTGTCTCGCTTGGCATCGGAGCGCATCTCATCTGTGAACCAGTCAGGCCACAATGGCTCGCCGGGACCACGCCCGAGCGGGTCGTCTAAGCCTGCCTCCATGGGAAGCTTTACAACGCGCCAGCGGTCGCCCTCTTCAGCAAGGATGCGCCCAGCAAGGTCGTCCTCATGCCAGCGGGTTTGAATCAGGATCACGCCCGCATTCGGCTTGAGACGCGTCGATAGGTCGAACTTATACCACTCGAAAGCCTTGTCCCGGATCAGCTTGCTTTCAGCGTCCTCGCGGCTTCTCACCGGGTCGTCTATGATAGCAAGGTCAGCACGACGGCCAGTGATAGAGCCGCCAACGCCAGCGGCAAAATACTCTCCGCCTTTATCAGTGTCCCAACGGCCAGCAGCAGAAGACTCAGAGCTAACCGAGACACCGAGGGTTGCCCCATGCTCTACGACCAGAGACCGAACGCGCCTGCCCCATTTCTCGGCTAGTTCCGCAGTGTGGCTTGCCGCGATGATCGACGCTTCCGGCTTTTGCGCCAGATACCACGGGGGGAACAGAATGCTTGCGTAAGTGGATTTTGCGGAGCCAGGCGGCAAGAATAAAGCGAGCCTCTGGACCTCCCCACATGCGACAGCCTCAAGCTCCCGGATTATCAGCTGATGATGCGCGGCAGGCTGAAAGCCATTCAACCGGCACCACTCAATGAGCCGTGTCCTCGCCGCCGCTGTCTGAAACAGCTTTTCGTGCAGCAATAGCCGCTCGTACGGCATCAAGTCCCACGGCGATTTCATCGTCTGTAAGCTGTTCAGCGACATTGACGTTTAGGTTGATGTCCTTCGGCAGGAGGTTGGCGACCGTCTTGACGTAAGCGGCCGGGTTTTGCTCTCGGCAATCCTTCAAAGCCTGCTGGCCATGCTCTTGCCAATCGGCATACAAGTCCTCGATGAAGGCTTCCCCTAGCTTGTTGCGCGATCCTTTTGGCCTTCCGGGATTTCCGGGGCCGAACGGTTTTAGGTTCGCCAACGAGTTCGCGTTTACCTCTCGTTTTTTCAAGATCATCTTGTAATTGTCTCTTACTGTCTCTACATTAGAGGCATGACACAGACAGCTCTTTACCGCCATTTCTCTAAGTCTGGCCAACTGCTTTACGTTGGCGTATCTCGCAACCCTTTTGATAGGCTTGCGGAGCATATTCGACGCGGCCACTGGACTACTGAGATTTCCGCAATCACGCTGCAATGGTTCGAGTCGGAAGATGAAGCTCTTTCGGCTGAACATTTAGCCATCAAGACAGAACGGCCTTTATGGAACGCGACTGCAAAAAGAGGCGGCAATGGGGGCAGGCCATTAAACAGTATGCGCCACCTTACTGCGGAAGCGACAAGGCCTTGGGAATATCATGGTATGAGTAGAACCACTTGGTATCGGCACAAACGTAACGCAGGGAATGAGCCGGGCGACGTGGTATCGAAGGAAGATCGCGAAGCCTTCCTGAATGGGCTTAGCGACGTTGAACGCGAAATCTGGGGCGATCCATCTTACTGGACTGGAGAGCAAATCGCCCGCTTTAAGGATGCAGCGCCGCTTAAGATAAACCGGATCAAATAGCCTTCGGCCTTGGCTTTCCGGGTTTTGGTTTGCAGGCTTTCCGGCTGACGAACTTCACCCCAAGCCATTCGCCTTTCACCGCTCCAGACGCAGCGCAGAATTTGTCCCAAGTCTCAGAAGTCGGCGGCGTGGGGAAGATGACGGCGGTTCGGTTCAATCTGTCTCTCTTCGTTTCATCGTGTGGAGCATGGCTCCCATAGCTTCGTGATCGGTTATCTCTTCGACTGGCCAGATTGGCTTTGGTTCTGGCATAGGGCAAGGCGGCATGGTCGCATTCATAAAGTCAGGCGCGATCCGATCCTTGAGGCGAGAGACTTCAAGCTCAAGCTTTCGGATGCGGGCAAGGATGTCAAAATCTGTCACCGTCTCGCCCTCAATAGCCTGTTCTCGCTCTGGCTGTCGCAATAGGCTCTGGCGACCTTGAGAACGCCCGCCCGCGTGCAGGGGAAGCCAAGCATGACAAGCCACAGCATTATCAGTGTGCCGTTGAAGTCATCCGGCCCCCGGTCAGGGTCTACCCATATCTGCAAGATATATTTATAAGCGTCGATTTTTGTCATTCCGGCGGGTCAATTGATGGCTCATAGTGGACAGAACAACCACCGCACACAGCCGCATAATGAGACGCGTAGTTTTTCTGGTCCCGTCTTTTAGTGACCATTGGCTTGCCGGTAGAAACGAGAACTTTCCGGCTGGACCTGACCTCGACAGTTATCGTCACGCCGTCCTTGAAAGCCGCCAGATCAAACCCCTTGTTACAAAACAATGGGAGATACACGTTCCACCCTCTAGCAGTCAGATCAGCCGCGACAATTAACTCAGAGGCCTTTCCGCAAGCGGTGTGGGAAATATGCGCGCCTTTTATTGGGCTAGGCTTCGACTGAGCGCCGTAAACGATCTTGTAATCAATCGCTCTTGGCTGCGTGATAACGCCGTGGCGAATGCCCATCTGCTTGGCTAAATAAGAAACTCTCTGCCGAGTAATGCCAAGCTTTCTTGCTATCTCAGCGCCACTGAACCCGCTCTCGTAAAGCTCCCTAAATTTATCCCTGTCTACCATGCCCGGCTCCTATTTACAGATATTATGTAAATAGGGTGTTGACATACTCGCGTCAACAGGCGTAGCCTTTATTTATAGGCATGGCAATCAAGCTAGGAATGTTAACCAATGACTCTTGACCGTTCCGCCCTTATGCGCGACGCCCACAAGCGTTGGCGAGACAGTAAACGATACGGGCTAGGTTTTGACTTCGCCCGTTGCCTTCGGCTGGCTTGGACAGCAGCAAAGCTAAGAGCCGAGTTTCCGAGACAGCATTACAACCCAGAAAACCGCGCGGAACATATCAAACGAATATCCGCTCTCGGGATCGCCATGCATTACGAAACACTGGCGGCTCTGGCTATCTGAACTGCGGGAGATCGTCAGAGACCGCCAGCAGACGCTATTGGAGACGCTGGAGGAGTTGAACTGAGGGCGCAAACCGCCAAAGCCTCAACCGCATTCGGGAGGCTTGATGGCGAGTTCTGCCGGGAGTGGCTTGCGCCGGTCCATGTTACTCGGCAGCCTCAAGACGGTCATCCGGGAGATGGAAACGCTGTTCCTTCCCGAATAGCACGCCCTTTACCACGTTCAAGCCTTTCTTGTCAAGCTCTTGGAACTCGCCGATAATCTCAGCCAAAGCGCCAAGAGCAAGCTTAACCTTTTGACCATGCCGGAACCGGCCCTTGGTGTTCACCTTGTTCAGGACAACCGGCCCCGCGTCCATTAGATCGGTCACGTAATGCGTGGGGATCGTGGCGAGCCTGTAGCCCTCATCCGTCCACCATCCGAGCAGCCCCGCCACCCCTATCGCATTGCAAGCCGCGTCGCGATCGGCAGCGTTGTGTAGCTCGACAAAGACATATCCGCCGAAGCGGGGCCGTTCACGGTAGCGCTCGACCTTTGTGCGCCGGTCAATGAAGTAATGCCATTCGACTGGCCTAAAGTTCCGAATGCCAGCGCGGGAAAGATAGAGACAGGCGCGGGTTTCTCTTCCAGCCACGCGAGCTATATGCCAGGCCACAGCTTTCTCCATCCATTGATTACAGGCTAGAGACGCAGCCGGGATTACGAACGCTCTCGGATTTCCAGCGCCAGATTATCAAGCGCCACACGGGTTACTGAGCCACGGGAATAGCGTTGGGCGTGTTCTTCGATGAAATCCAAATAGCGCTTTTGCTCTGCGGCGACGGTTGACGCGATAGCCTTGATAAATGCATCCGCAAGCGCTTCCTTTGTCGGCAATGCTCCCGGCGCAACGGCATCAGCCGCGGCTTCAAGAGCCGTCAAGGCTGGCTCAAAAGCGGCTTCGGTTATCTTCATTCTCCCTCCAGCAGTTTTTACCGCCGCCAACTCAGCCTGCACCCCCGCATAGGACAAAGCCGGGTTCTGGCGGAGGGAGTCTTGACGGGAAGACCATGGGGATTCTGAGAGCCATTCAGCCATTTTTGCTCCTCAAAACGTGGATAGCTATTCCGACCGCAGATAAGATCATGTCTATAGCCGCATATCCCCAATTCCCCTGATAGATATGAACCACGCCGAAAGCGAACATGCCCCCGGAAATCCAAATATTCAGCATTTCGTTTTCTCCAGTTTCTCCACCCGCTTTTGAAGGCGGGCGCATTCGATCATTTTAGACTCATACAGACGACGCCAGCGGGCGGCTTCCTCTACCACCCGCGCCATCCGCACATCGCCATCAGCCTCCCAGGTTTGCGAACAGTGCTTGCGGTCGAAGAGGAGGCGTTTCGCGTCTTCGTCCCATTTCCAGATTTCCTGAAACATTGCCTTGCTTCCCTTTCTTCGGCCCTACGAGCCGCCTGGATAGCTCTTTCGCGTATTCTGGCCAGTTTGGCCGCTTCGCGCTCCCGTTCCTTCTCAGCGCGCGCCGCTGCCAGTTTGGCGAGGTATTCCGCCTTGGTTCCGTGGCCGTGCTTTTTCCGCTGCCATTCCCGTTGATACGCTTTGCGGTCTTCCAGGGTCTTCGGAACGAACACATAATCATCCGGGAGACCCTTTGCCCTGCGGCGGGCGATGCGCTTGCGTTCGATGTCCTTAGCGCGAATCTGTTCTGCGGTCATGACAGGGAAATCTGCATCCGGGAGAAGACCTCTTGCCTCTCGACGCTGACGGCGCTTTCGTTCCGCATCCTTGGCGCGGGTTTCTGGAGTATTCATCCGACAAGCCTAAAATAGTTGTTGACAGCTAGGACCGATGGCCCTATAAGAGAGAGGCAAACACGGAGACAGACAATGCTCGTTTACATCACCACCACCGAAGACGCCCGCTGCCGCTCGGTTCATACGACTTTGGACGAAGCCCGCGAATATGCGCCCAAGTTCGGCGCAACCCGCATCTTTGAACATGACAGGGACAACAAGCCCGCGTTCAAATCCAAGACTGACAAGGTTCTTATCAAGAACGTCCGCGAGATTTCCCTTTGACGCCGACCCAACTCGAAAAAGCAGGAAAGACCTTATACGGCGAGCGGTGGCAAACGGCCTTAGCTCGCCGTTTGCATGTTGACGCCAGAACCGTCCGACGCTGGCTTGCAGCAGACAGGGAAATTCCCGGGCTAGCAATTGTCGCGATTGAGCTTCTTCTGAAACACCCTGACGAAGCGTAGTCATTCCGCAGCCTCGCAGAACAGATCGGCGTTTCCGCCCCACTGGCTTGCCATGCCTTCCGCAATTCCCTCGAATGTGCGGCTGCGCTCTTTCCAGCGATCCTCGCTAGGCGGCATCCGGTGAACGCGCGCTTCGCGGCCCTCAACCACATTCGTCGGGACCAGCGGCGGCAAGCCCTTCAGCCAGAGACAGGTGGCTTTGGTTTCCCCGTGCCCAAACTGCCAAGGTTGCAGAACTTGGTCAGGTTTTCTCCACAGGCTCGACATGACGCAGACCGGGTTTTCAATGGCTATGCGGGGAATGTCGGCCTTGGCCAGCATCATGAAAAACGACACCGCCGCCTGTTGCCGCCCGTCCATCCGCTTCGCCTCGAAATGCCGCGCTCCGCTGACAGACAGGTGTGTGCAAGGGGGATGGGCTATCAGGAGGTCAAACGGATAATCGAGCAAATCCCGAACATCTCCCTGATAATGCGGCCCAGAGCTTTCCGTAGGCAGCAGATCGCATGACAGGGCTTCATGTCCGCGCCGTATGAAAGCGTCCCTCACAACCCCGGAAAACTCGCAGGCGACCAGAACCCTCATCCCACCACCCTCGCGCGTTTGAAGTCTGCGACCAAACTCAAGACACACTACCCCCACCCATTAGGATCACTCCCTACCAAGGAAGCCATCCTAGTTGCCACTCGACCGTATTGCCCGCGCCCGTGTGTCAGAACAGTCCTGACAAGGTGGGCTAAGCCTGATCCCCAAGCACTAAAAACCCCCTTGGTAGGGCGGGGTTGAGACTTTTGCCTCGGTTAGCCCCCATATACGCTGTGAAACTTTAGCGGGTGTGCGCCATCGGAAAGCAACAATCCAACAGGCGGCTTGGGTGATAAGCCCGGTCTACTGCTCTGGTCGCCCTGCTTAGGTGCGAACGCCCCCAGACGGGAGTGAGATAGAACGGAAAGCTCAAACGGCATTTTGCCGGGCTGGAAAGTTGGTCGTTGACAGCAAGGGACATATAAACTAACCCTTATATCAACGTCGGCGCGCTCTCCACTTCCGTCGCGCTCGATAGGCCGGGGCGTCTCGCTAACGCGCCCGGCCATTTTCATTTTACCCTTGATTTGCTTGGGGGCGAGCATTTTCACGCGCTCTCAACATTAACTTTTGTACAGACTTCGCCCACAACCGATTGCGTGAAAAACCAACCGCCCTTTTTATCCACTGGCGGCAGCTTTCCCTTCTCAGCCTTGTAGGCTTCCGCATAGCGGCCCCACTCTGGCGAGTCCTGCATGACATAGACGCCGGGATTTGACGCCACGACCTTCAATTCAGGCTGTGCGGCATGGCCCTCGAACCGCTTCTTGCTCAGGAACCGGCAGGCGTGGATCGTCCGATAGCCTTCCGGCTGCTTGGCGATCCACTCCTTGAACGGATTGATGGCCTTCATCGCCAGTTCCCGCTCGGTCTCGTCTATCCGCCTCCAGACATTGAACGCCTCCAACTTGCTCATGTTCTGGTCGACCGGGTAAGCCTTCCAGAACGCCTCAAAATCGGCTGTGTATGCGATCTTTCGCGGGGCCGCCTTGGTCGCCTTGCCGCCAGCGATAACCTCAACCACGCGGCCTATGAGGGGCGGGGAGACGCCTTCGGCAATGAGGTCAGCTATCAGGTCAGCGACTTCGCTCAATACGGCATCCTCCCGCATTCGCATACGCGCTCCATTAATACCGAATAGCACCCATGCGACGGGCCGAGGTCAGCGGAGATAAACCAGCCTTGGCGAAGGCGGCGCTCGACGTCTGAGTGAGGGACGTATCTAAAGATGCGGGTCATAGGCCGAGCGCCTCCTGCTTGGCGGGCTTGGGCGGCTCCACAAACAAATCCGGCTGCTTCAGCGCTTCTGAGATACGTCGACACGCAATGTCAAAGTAGCGCTCGTTTATCTCGATGCCGGTGAACTTGCGGCCGAGTTTGACAGCGGCTACGCCGGTTGTGCCGGAGCCCATGAAGGGGTCAAAGATAGAAGCGCACTCCTTCGGGAGCTGCTGGATGCACCAACGCATGACCTCAACAGGCTTTTGCGTAGGATGAACACGATCCTTTTCTTTCGCCTGAAGGCAAACTATCTTTTTAGTAGACGACCCAGGAATCGACGTCCAAGCCAATTCTCCATCTGAAAAAGTCGGCATGGTCTGGCATTTGTCCCACCAAAACCATTTAGTTGATACGGGCAAAATGTCTGAAAAATAGTTCCCACCCCAAACTATGTGAAACTTCCCGACAGACAGAAATTTCTCAAAAGTCTGCTTGCATGGCCTTTGTTTATCCCATTCTCCTTCGTATTCTCGGCGTGCAATAGGGGCCGAGAAGCCGCCCGCCCCAGAGAAGCCGCCCGCCATATTGATTCCATACGGCGGATCAGTCACAACCGCATCGAAACGCCCAAGCGTTGGCAGCACTTCCCGGCAATCCCCCAAGTGAAGCTCAACGCCTTCCGCTAGTGTCTCAATGCGATGGCTCATTCAGGCTCCCCAATACGGCATTTCGTTCAGATCGAATGTGCATAGCTTTATTCGGATTGTCTCGACATGACGCCTCACTTCATCGTCGCCGCCTTCGATCAACGCCTCAATCTTCCTGACCGCATACAGAACGGTCGTATGGTCCCTGTTGAAAACCGCCCCGACCTGGGGAAGAGACGCCGAGCAATAGTTGTATGAGACGTATTGAGCTATCTGACGAGCAAGAATGACCTCTTTCGGCTTTGTTGGGCCGACGATGATCTTCTCCGAAAGGCCGAAATGAGCCGAGGAAATCTTGAGAATTTCCTTCACTGTTCGCCTTCGGAAGGACGAGACGATTTGATTTGTGGTGATGTCGCCAGGCTCCATTGCCTCAAGCGCCTCTTGTGCCGCCTTTTGACGGGATATTTTTAGCTCTTTCTGGAGTCTATCTATCTCAGCCGCGCGGGCGTAAACCTTCTCTGTCAAAGCGGTTTTTCTGTTGCTTGTTGCGGCTAGATGCATTTTACGCTGACTCCCTGGTTTTCACGCCCAACGCAACAAACGCGCGGCGGACATCATCCACAGACCGGACCACCACGACATCGTGATTGATTGCGGCCAGCATTCCATGAAAGCCGATCTGCTCTATTGACACGCGGCCCTTCTGGCTCTTGCATTCGATATGCAATGTGCGGCCCCCAGGAAGGGCGACAATCAGGTCAGGCGCTCCGGCGCGTAGACCGGGAACCGCATTTGTCGGACGGCCATAAGTGGTCCTCCTAGCGGCATTCGGGCAGGCCCATACAACCGCGTGAGGGACGACGGATTCGATATATCCGATGACGGCCTTTTGAACGGCGTCTTCAAGTTTTCTGGCGAGAGCCATCAGACTTCCCACCCATGCGCGCGGGCCGCCAAAATGTGAGCATCACGCCTCGAAATGCGGCTCATTTTTATGGAGCCGCACACCTTCTTGACGAACTCAACAGATGGGGAGCGCCTATCATGTTCAACGTCGCAAAGATATTGCGGAGAGACCCCAAGGCGGTGAGCAAAATCTTTTTGGTTAGCTGAGAGAGCTAACCTTATCCGCTTCATATTTGCGCCGAAGCTTTCTTCCTCAAAGAAAATCATTTCGCCCTCGCAGCCACGTAAACCCTCGCCCGAACGCCGCTCTCGTTTTCACGCGTCCCGATGATTTCAACCAGCCCGTCAATCACAAGTTCACGGATGCGGGCGGATGCGGATTGATGGCGAAGCTTGCAGCGGAGCCCAAAACAGGACGATGCAGATAGCCGTCCAGACAGCTATCGCGACAAGGGGAGGAGGATCGTCATCCATAGTGCGCAAGCCAAGCGGCCTGAGCGCAAGCAATGGACGCGAACAAGATCAAAGCCGCGAAAAGTAAGTGTGATTTCTCACTAGGCTGCTGTTTCATTTGGAGACCTCGCTTCTAGGAAACTCTTGCCATCCGAAATGAAGACATCCAGCAATGCTATGTCTTCCGAGCTAGGGCTCCTGTCACGATCCCACTTGCGAAGAATGGACTCGATTTGCTGAGGAGTTTTGTAACCCTTCCAGTGCAAATTCCGAATGCGAGTCGAATAGCTCGCGCGCTTTTTTGTGCTTTCCGTCCAACCAGAGAGCCCACGAGTGCGAATGCTTCCGACTCTGTTGGTAAGGTCGACCGCCTCTTCAATCGGAATGCCAGCTTTGATAGCCTCGACAACCGAAATGACTTCATCCGTTGGGAAGAACCATTCGTGATGACTGTGCGAGTTGAGCAAGCAGTCTTGAATGTTCTTTTCCAGTTGGCATGTCCCCGGAATCTCAGCGATAATTTCCAGCTTCAAAGGCGACCACGCGCCAAGGGAAAGAAGTCGCTCGCGAGTGTTGACCGAGAAGCCAATCTTGATTGGCCCAGGAAGGCCGACAGGCTTAATGAAATAAACGTAGCTTTGCCTGCTCATTCCG